TTATTGATATCAAATTCAGCCAGAGGAGTAGTATCGGGAATTCCTTTTAATGTATCAGATAAATAATTAATAAATGCGTTTTCTATGCGATCATCTAATATTTTAGAATAGTTATCGTCAATGTTAAAAGCATGGAGATAAGGATTTTGTGCGGTTTGTTCGTCGGGCAATTTAGCTGCTAGGGCCAATTTGGCCAAATCCTTCGCCGCTATAGCTGCGTTAAAAATAGCTGTTGCTTGGCCGGCTAGTCCCGCGGTTGCTGTATTAAGAGACGTTTTAAGTAAGTCGGCGCCTTGATCTTTGGCAATTTTACCCATTTCGATTTTTCTCTTAAGATTCACAATATCACTAATGAGCTTCTTAAGTTCTCCGAAAGTATCAATAGTTTCATCTTCCTTCAAAAACCCTTTCCAGTTTTCCATTATCATCTTCATTCCAGACATCCTAAATCTCCTAAAGTGTATATAAATAACTCAATGAATAAGGATCTCTAACCATACCTGGATAAATTGATCCTTGTTCTGTTTTTTGCGGAACCTCACCAAGCTCAGTGGAGTCTTCTTTATCGGGATGTATCAATGCATCGTCATCCATCGCAATGATTGCTTCGGTTGCTTCAAAATAGGGTCGCTCTTCATTAATAAAATTGGAGATGTTAATCAATGTCATCTTTGCTGTGTTAAGCTTATCATTTGAGGCCGTTTCCATCAGTCCTTCCATTGAGCCATAAAAAGCACCGCCCTGAATAGATTCAGGAATAATTAAACCTTTTTTATGTAAATGAGCAAACAAACGATTTTGGGCGCCATAAGTTAAATCACTTAGTGTGTCTTTTGGAAAAACAACAACTTTGTTATTTTTCGTGGATAAAACAATATCAATATCTCCATGATCAAAAATCATGAGATCACCGTTCAAGCTTTTACGCATGTTTAATTCTAGCGTAACGGTTGCTTGATGGGCGCCGGCGCCAATTCTAACTGTGATTGCCATCGTTATAGATTTCCTTTACAAGCTGTTGTGTTCTCATAATTGTTAGAAGAACATCATCGGTAATAGTTGATTGAGAATAGGATTTAAGCTTTTCAACAATCTTACGTGTTTTCTGTGTCATTTCGTTATCGGTTTTGATCTCTTCTACATTGTGAGCTTTTTCAAGTTCATTAATCAGTCTTTTAATTTCTTCGTTTAAAAATAATTTGAGTTCCAATGAATTGTCCGCAAAAGATGAAACATAGTGATTTAATAATTGTTTTTGCTCTTCTAATAATTCTGTTTCATATTTGTTATTAAACTTCTTGGCAAAAGTTCTATAAAGTACATCATCAACTTTTTGTTCTTCTTGTGTTTTGTTGTCCTTTAGCATGTTAATGATAATTTCATTTTCTAAAATCACTCTATCTTTGGGTGAAACCTTATCTGAAAAGATTTGTGCGATTGTTGCGAGAGATTTATAGTTGGGAACAAAATTATTAAACACTTTGGGGGACAACTCTTTATTTACATCTTTGATTAATGCCGATTGGTTTTTAAAAAGGCCGGTGGGATCCAGTAGCCTTCTTTGTAATTTAGATTCTTTAAGAATTTTCTCAGAGGTTATTCTATCAAGATTTTTGCTTTCACTAAGAGAACGATAGCAATCTAAATCTTTTCTTAATATACTTCCAGGTTTGAAATAAAATTTAATCAATTTTATTGCCTTGTTTTTTCTTTCAGGGTTCTTTTTTAAAATTGCGACTGTTGCTTCGTTAATAAGTGCTTCATAAACAAAAGCTGTGTTTCTCTTTTTGTTATGTTTAATTCTCATCTTGTTGCTCCGTTGTAACTTTTTTGCTGTTTTCTAAACTTTCTAATAAATTCCGAATAGAATCATTCAATTGAAATAATTTATCTTCTTCTGTTTGTTCTCTCAAACTATAAATAGATTGTTCTTCTTCGTAAATGCCAACATTGATACCAATTGGCTTTGCAAGATTCATAATGTCGCGGGCCCCAGGAAGAACAGCCCTACTGTCGGAAGCGGGCGTACCAGGAATCCGGGCCTGATGCCGACTACGCGGACCACTACCACTTCGTCTATCATTAACGCCTCCCTTGGGAATATATCTTTTCTTGCCTTTGCTTTTCTTGCCGCCATGTAATCGTGGTGCTCTTCTTTTTCCAGGCGGTTCGGGGACGTTTCTACTAGCGGGTGGGACCGCAAGGAGTGCGGATTCGGGTCCTTCAGGGGCTGGGGCGCCACCTTCTCCTCCAGCTTCACCGGCCGGCATCTCTACGGGACCTCCAAGCTCACCTCCAAGCTCACCGCCAAGCTCACCTCCAAGCTCACCTCCAAGCTCACCGCCCCCAAGTGCTGCGGCTCCTTCGGCCGCCGCGGCTTCAGCAACTTGCTGTAATGCCGCATCATGTCTGCGGTCATAATACATCTCGCGTTGGTTGCGATGAAATTCTTCATGGGTCATCCCAAAAATGTGTTCTGTAACCCAACGACGCGAGAAAAAGCCCTCGGTTGCGCTAGCAGCAATATCAAACTTCTGTTTCCAGTGTTCAATTTCCTGTAATTCCGCAATTTTAGATGGATTATTCAAAGATAAAGAGAAGTTTAATAGGTCATCTCCTCTAAAGCCAAGAGTATAAAGATGAATAATCCCAATTTTTGTAAGCTCAGAAACAATTACTCTTTGTAATCTCTGAATAGTTCTGGCGAACCGAATATCTTTTTGTGCTAATGTTGCTTTATCTTCTTCTGCCCCCTCGCCCATTGTAAGATATGATTGAGGAATCTTTAAAGCTGAAAATAATTTGTCCCGAAGATATTTGATATCATCAATTGCTGTAATGTTTGTGGCGCCTGGAAGCGATACGATATCTGTCACAGAGCCGGCGCGCACAGGAATGAAATAATCCTCTTCAATACTCATCGGATTATAACGCAAATCAACGCGACCTGTATCAGGATCGATAACTTGATGGCGCTTAAGCTGGCTTACAATCTTCTGCATGTATTGTTCTACTTCCTGCGGGGGGATGGCTCCAACATCAATCTTAAACACTCTACGCTCAGAAGAGCGGACAACACGATAAGCCATCATCGCATCCTCCATCAAAACTAACTGTCTCCAAATGCGTCGGGCGGGTTCAAGAATTGATGAACCGTAAGGAGCATATTTATCGTTTCCTAAAATGCGAAAATGACAAACTTGCCAATTTTCGAATGTCATTCCAGCGGTGTTCCATTGATATTGAACATAATTTGGATTTGTCACATCTTGACCTTCTAGCCTTTCTATTTCAGCAGGAGGCAACGCAACAACTGATTTAACGCCAAATGTTTCATCAATATCTAAATATAAGAAAAAGTCACCGTACTTACTCATCGTACGACTCCATCCAAAAAGATTATACTGAAGGTTTATAACCTGATCGTAAAGAACTGTAAGGACTGCTTTAATTTCTTCATTTGAACACCTAATGTTAAGCATTGGACGAAGTTCAGAATAAGTCGTCATCTCATCTGAATAAATATCTAATGTAGAGGCAATCTCAGGTGTATATTCCATTTGATCGATATCAACATATCGTTCGGTTCTGCGTTGGTTTGCGATTGCATTTGTCGCTATTGTATCTAATGGGTTGTAGACCGACTTTTTAAACTGTTGTCCCGACGTAGATTTAAACCGAGATGCAAACTTATCTAAATGTTGTCTTCTAATTCTACGGCCCGATTGTGAACGATAATTGACTATCGGTCCGGAGAATAATCTAGTTAACATTTTAAATAAATTTGAGTCTGAATTTACATTTGTTTTGTTTGGTGGCATTTATTTTCTCACTTTATAATCCATTTAAATTGCTCATACATTTTTTGAGCTTCATTCATTTTATCAAAAATATTATCTTTTTTGTAACCTTCTTGTCCGCTTATTCTTGTATTAAAAGTTGTTTTACTTGTTATAATTGCGTCCACAAATGCTTTTTGGTAATTTAAATCTCTTGCGTTGGCCTGCAGAGCCGTATCGCGGACCCAACACCCAATTGCGAGGGCCATAATTAAATCATCATGATAACTTTTCATTGCTTGTGGTTTACCATTTTTCCAAATAAATGTTTTCATCTCGTTAACTGTCCGAGACGAATATATCTTAATTAGTTTATTTCTGATAAACTCCTCTAATTTCGCTACGATGAGTGGGCGCGTCTTCATAGATGTAGTAAAACCAGGGACTGCACTGTTTATTGCTTCTGCTTGATGTTGTTCAATATATTCGTGCGTTGATTTAATAGAGTAGTAAAGATTTGGATATTGGTATTCGATTAACTTATCTAAAACAGTATAGCCAATATTATTATTCTCAACAACTAACATACAGCCGCCATATTCTCTACCTACTTGATTCAACATGTTGGCATACATATCGGGCGTGGGCTTTCCTTGATACTCTCCTATGATTTCTAATGTCTCTAATTTAAAAATATGAAAAGTAGAATAATCAGC